GGAGTAGGGTTTGAATATGGGTAGCCGACTTTAGTATAGCCGGTGTCTGGTATTTGCACAGCTTGCAAGCAAAATGAGGCCGAAACCCCTGTTCCTGACCAGACGGTATCTAGGAAGAACACACCGAGTGCTCCCGGTGCTACTTGCACAACCCACAACCTGCTTCCAGTAACGTTTGTAGACGTTTTGGTGGTCATAGCTGTAGTTGGCGCTGGTACTATACCAGCCGCATCAAGCACACCATTTTGGATGAGGTATGCTGAACCATCTGTTACAGTTTGCAGATGGGAGACTGTATCAAAATCAGTAGTCAAACCTGTTGCGCTGATACGGACGCAATAGGCTATAGAAACAGTTAGTGGATATAACACACTAGGATTGAAGATAGTGATTTGATTATCTCCATTGGTGGTTATTTGCAAATTTCCACGATAATTATCAACATTAAAAGGCATAAATTGATTTTCAACTGTTATTGGTCCACCAATGCTCGCAATTAGCATTTGGTTGGATGGCGACTGAGAAATTTGCGTTTTGAAAAACGAGATGTCATAAGTGACCCAAAGTTCACCGCAAATCTGGTTTGCTTGACACCCGTAAGTCGCAACGAAAGTGTTGCACAAATCAAACCAACGCAAATTATCATTCGAGGAAATTTCGTCATCTCGAGTAAATAATAATTTAGTCGGTCGTTCTTTGATTTCACATTCTATCGGGTGCGCTAAATTAGCAGCTACATTCGTCGAGACTGCAAAATCAGAGTTATTCATCTCAATCTCATTAGTATAATCAGGATCAAGGACGTCGTAATCTGACGCCATGCAAATAGTACCTAAAGTAGGAGTTCCTGACCATTTACTAGACATGTTCTTGTAAACAAATACAATTCCATTTGGTCTCCACTCATCAAACTGATTGGCTATTGTGTTGAGCCAGGGAAACGTAGAGATTAAACCAGGATTAACTTGGAACTTCTGTATTTTGAAATCTCCAGCAATGGAAGAGGCTACGACTTTTCCAAGGTATTCTCGGTGCCGTATTCTAACTTCTCTACCATTATTTCCACGAGTGAATTGTGGGACTGCGTCCGACGCAAGCGTGGAAGAAGCTCTCAACAAGTTATTACTCTTGACGACATAATCGCCCGTACCTGTGATCTTTCCTATAAAAGATCCAACTGCTTGTCCAGCTTTCTTACTACCTAATTTCTTTCCAACAGCACCACCGGTAGTACGCATTGGTGCTTGTGCAAAGCCCTCAACGGCTTTAGCTATCTTTGCTACTTTTGCAGCTTTCTTTTCTATCGTCTGTAGACGCTTGAACATATTCTTGGCTTTCTTCATTTGCCCAATCACTCCACAACTGGGCTAGAAACGGGTAAATCCATTCCCTAGCCGGACTATGTCGAAGGTCAGATTTAATCTGCTGTCGCTGTTCAATAGTCCGTCTAAGGTCTGAGTGAAGGTATTTAAAGATCATCTTCACATGATTTAAGGGAACCGCTTTATCCTCATATAACAAATGAGAACAGAATTCGATTGGAAAATCGTAGTTCCTCTTGAAGTCCGTTATAGGAAAACCATAGCGCGCATACCTCTGAACAACTGCTTCTTCAAGATTCAAGCAATTGTCAGGCAATGTCTTTTCACAACAATCATCGCCCATTGTGTCAGACTCACCTGCATGTGCGTCTCGTGTATCTCCAAACAATAGTTTGCAAAGAAAACCACGCCCATAACTATTATCTGACAAAGTATTCAGCCCACCACTCTTTTGTATACCAGCCTCACCTGGCATCAAGATAGTACCATCACTCAAGCAGAAATAGTTATATTCCAGAAAACGATAACGCATTATAGCCATGCGCACATATGCGTCTTCGATTTGCAAGCAATCATTCTTGTTTGCCAATAACCAGGCTTCTTCTGCTTCATAACCCCAAGTCATCAATCTTCGTGCCAAATTCACACGGAAAAGCCATGCTTTATATACCCAGTCCCAAGTTGAGACATCATCAGTATCTATTGGAAATTTGAGGTGGTTCTTGATAGTAGCAGCTAACTCAACTGCTTGTTCATCAGTTGAGAGACCTGCGCCGCCTTTGCTAATTGTTGTTCTCCAGTTGAAGATCTCGGCATCATTCAACTCACCGAACAACATTCTGTCTATAATCTGATCTGTTATAGACACACTAGAAATAATCCTATATCTACCTTCAGACAACTTCTTGTGTTTGTGTGGCTCATTCTTGATGAAAACCCTAATCGGATCTGTGTAGCCACACAAAATAAAGTCCGATTGCATAGTAGGGCTATAATCATCTATGGATAGCAGCCTATAAATCCTATCCACAACCAACTGCTGTACTAAATCAAGATGTCCCTCAAACAACTGTTTGTTTGTTGGAGCTGCCGATAACAATGGAACTCCAGGTGAGCTATCCATGTTAATGTCATCTTCGAATATTTGCTTGACTCTCGCTCTTATTGATGGCGGGTCAAGAAAGAAGTTGGGTTTAGCAACTTTAGGCTGACGATGGTGTAAGGTCTTTAAAACTCTAACAACATCTTCGTCAGCGGGTTCTTCTACATTATCCAAGCGCCTCATCTTAGAGTGTGCCCAGAGACTCACTCGCTCTGCTTCTCCTCCTCGTTGGGGCCATCCGTACTGGTTGATTTGCTCAATAACTGCTTTTCCTGCAAAGTACTCTTTGAATTTGTCAAGGTCTGGACTAGGCTTGTTTTTCTGCTGTCCTGAAGCAATTTTGAACGTTGTTCGACCGTTCTCTTGGATTTCCCTAGTCTTGTGTTTGGTAGTGATTCCTGTATAGAAGTGGCTGTAGAAGCCGGATGTGCGTTCTGCATTTCCTTCCATTTCTTGCGCGAAATCCCATTTCGTTTGCTTTGAGGCGGAATTGGCTGCCTCTTGCTCGTCAAGACTACTAATGGTTTGACCAGTTTTCCTTCTGTTTTCTGAAAATCCCGATTTGATTCGGTCTTTTCAGCGCTTAAA